GCATGGTCGGAGGATCAACTCAAGGTCCTCGCGCGGCTGGAGGAGGTGGCGACGGCGGGCGGACTCTTCGCCCTGGCGATGCCCCGGGCGAGCGGCAAGTCGGCGATGATGCGGACGGCGGCCCTATGGGCCGTGCTGACGGGTCGGCAATTCTACGTGGCTTTCATCGGGGCGGTCGCGAAGTCGGCGAAGCACGAACTCCAGACGGTGCGGACGCCCCTGGAACTGGAGAGGGGCCTGCTGGCGGACGACTTCCCGGAGGTATCCTGGCCCGTCATTCGCATGGAACGGGTGATCCAGAGGCAGCAGACGCAGACCCACGCGGGCCAGCACACGCGCCTCGAGTGGAACGACGACCGGGTGGTGTTTCCCCTCGTCAGGTTCGAGGCGGGCTACGACGCCTTTGACGGCCCGCGGCGGGAGGACGGGTGCTCGCTTGCGGGCGGGAGGGTGTTGACGGCCTGCGGCCTGACGAGCGGCGAGATCCGCGGCCAATACTACCAGTTGCCGGACGGGCAGATCCTCCGGCCGAGTCTGGTGTTGGTGGACGATCCGCAGACGCGAGCCTCGGCCAAGAGCCGGACGCAGACGGCCTATCGCATGGAACTCCTGAACGGCGACGTCCTGGGAATGGGAGGGCCGGGGAAAAAACTCGCCGGCGTCTGCGCCTGCACGGTGATCTACCAGGACGATCTGGCGTGGCAGATCCTGGACCGCGAGAAGTCGCCGGGATGGCAGGGCGAGAAGTTCAAGATGGTGTATGCGTTCCCGGCGGACGAGAAACTATGGCAGGAATACCGACGCCGGCGGGAAGGGGAACTCCGGGAGGACGGCACCGGCGAGAAGGCGACGGCGTTCTACAAGGCGCACCGCAAGGCAATGGACGCCGGGGCGCGCATCGCGTGGCCCGCGCGATTCGATCCGGGGGAACTCTCGGCCGTCCAAAATGCGATGAATCTGAAGTTTCACGACGAAGCGATGTTTATGGCCGAGTATCAGAATGAGCCGATGACCGTCGGCGGACCGGAGGAGGAGATGCTGCGGCCGGACCAGATCGCGGCCAAGACGAACGGCTACGCCCGCGGCCTCGTTCCCTCGCGGTGCCAGGTGCTGACGGCGTTCATCGATGTGCAAGCCCAGATGCTTTTCTGGATGGTGTGCGGCTGGCAGGACAATTTTACGGGCTACGTCGTGGACTACGGGACTTACCCGGACCAGCGGCTGATGCACTTTGCCATGCGGGATGCGCGGGCGACGTTTTCAAAGGCGTATCCGGGCGTCGTCAGGGAGGAAGCGATCCGTCGGGGCCTGGAGGCGCTGGCGACGACGCTCCTGGGAAAAGAATGGCGGCGCGAGGATGGGGCGGTGATGCGGCTGGATCGCACATTGATCGACCGCGCCTACGAAAGGACCATCATCGAGTCGGTGTGCCGGCGCGTGGGCGGCGTCCTCATGCCGAGCCTGGGCCAGGCGGTCGGACCGCAGCACCGGCCGATGAGCGAGTACCGGAGGACGAAGCCGGGCGAGCGGATCGGCCACTACTGGTGGCTGCCGAGCATCGCGGGGACGAGCGAACTCCGGCACGTCCGGCCTGACACGAACTACTGGAAATCCTTCGTCCACGCCCGCCTCGCGGCTGGCCTGGCGGAGGCCGGCTCGATCAGCCTCTTCGGAAAGGACGCGGCGGTCCACCGCCTCCTGGCGGAGCACCTGACCGCCGAAGGTCCGAGGCCGACGATAGGGCGAGGCCGGCGGGTGGATGTATGGATGCCTCGTCATGTCGGTCGAGACAACCACTGGCTGGACTGCCTGGTGGGGTGCGCCGTCGCCGCGTCGCTTCAGGGCGTGGCGCTCGAGGGCCTGAAGACCGCGGCCGGGTCGGTGCTCCGGCCCCGGCGGCGCTGGACGCAGGCAGATTTGAGGAGGCGACGATAAGTGGCGCGGAAATGGGGACCGGACTGGCGAAGGATGGATGCCCCGGGCGATTCGCCGGGGCGAGATGCGCCGGATGGGGCGGCGCCGGAGGCGGAGTGCGCGGCTGGCCTCGAATGTCCCGAATGCGGATGCCGGCACTTCGAGACGATCAAAAGCGAGCAGCGGCCGTGGGGAATCCTCCGCCGGAAGGCGTGCCGTCATTGTGGGCGGCGCGTGACGACGCGCGAGCGATTGGTTCCCTAAATAGGGAACCAATCGCAAGAAAATCTTCGGGAATCTCCTAAGTGACGATGGGGGCGGAGGTTAGGCCGAAAAAATCTTAAAACAGGGGTATACCGGTATACCCCTTTTTGGGATTTTTACCCTCCCGCGCTTGACACATCCGCCGGATCGGAGAGACTGGGGGGCGTGAAAGCGGGCGGGACGCCGCCCGATGGACAGGCCGCATGGGGCCATGTTCCCCGTGCGGCCTGTTCTTTTTTGGAGCGAGGCGTGGCGAGCGAACTGGAACAGTCCATTGAAGAGCAGGCCGCGAAGCCGCGGTCGGCGTCGGTGGATGGGGTGAGCGTCGAGCAGCATCCCCTGGCCGATCAGATCGCGGCCGATCGGTATCTGGGAGAGAAGGGGGCCGCGCGGCTGTCGCCGATGGCCCGCCTTCGCAGTCATTTTGTGAAACTCGTTCCACCCGGGAGCGTGTAGTGGCGGCGACGAAACGGAAGCGGAGGTCCAAGTCGAGGGCGGCGCGGCGCGCGGTCGGCGTCGCCGTGCGGCCTCTTTTGCGCGCCGGATTCGACGCCGCCCAGACGACCGCCGACAACCGCCGCCACTGGGCCAACGCCGACGCCCTGTCGGCCGACGCGGCGCTCCTCCCCTACGTGCGGCGGACGCTCCGGATGCGGACCCGCTACGAAGTCGCCAACAATTCGTGGGCGCGCGGCATCCTCCTGACGCTGGCGAACCATCTCATCGGCACCGGGCCGCGCCTCCAGATCCGCACGGAGCGGAAGGAAATGAACCGTCTGCTGGAGCGCGATTGGCGGCGGTGGGCGCGACGGACCGCCCTGGCGGCGAAACTCCGGACGATGCGGCTGGCGAAGGCCCAGGACGGCGAGGCGTTCGCCCTGGAGCGGACGAACGCGGCGCTCGCGCCCGGCGTGGAGTTGGACCTGGTGCTCGTCGAGGCCGACCGCGTGACGACGCCGGATCTGGCAATCGGAAAGCCGGGGGCGGTGGACGGCATCCGGTTTGACGCGGACGGAAATCCCGAGGAGTACCACGTTCTGAAGGCCCATCCGGGCGCCCTCGCGGCGCTCATGCCGAACGAGTATGACCGCGTGCCCGCGCGGTTCGTTTTTCATTGGTTCCGGGCCGACCGGCCGGAGCAGCATCGCGGCGTCTCGGAACTCGTGCCGGCCCTGAGCCTTTTCGCGGACCTCCGGCGGTACACGGCAGCTGTCGTTGGGGCGGCGGAGACGGCGGCGGATATTGCGGGCGTGATGAAGAGCACGTTGCCCGTGAACGACGAGGGGATGGCGGAGGCGATGCCGGAGAGCGGCCAGGGCGAGGTGGAACTCGAAAGGCGGTTGCTCATTTCGCTCCCCGGCGGATGGGAAGCGCAGCAGATGAAGGCCGAGCAGCCCAATGCCACACACGAGGCGTTCGTCCGCGTGACGCTGAACGAGATCGCACGGTGCATGAACATGCCTCTCAACGTCGCCATGTGCAATTCCGAAGGTTTGAGTTATGCCGGCGGCCGGCTGGATCACCAGACCTACTTTCAGGCCATCGAGGTGGAGCGGGCGGACATTGAAACGGTAGTCCTGGATCCGCTGCTGGAAGACTGGCTTGACGAGGAATTGCGGGTCGGTGAGAGCGTGACGGTCGGGCCGGAGGTACGGGCCGAAATCCTGGCCGAAGTTCTGGCGGGCCACGAGTGGCTGTGGGATGGTTTCGAGCACGTGGATCCATACAAGGAGGCCCATGCGGCGGCGGTCCTGGCCCAGAACGGACTCCTGACTGAGGCTGAGTACTGCGGGCGGATGGGTTACGATTGGGAGGAACGGCAGGAGCAACTGAAACGCGAGGCCGAAGGCCGTCGCGAGCGGGGATTGCCGGCGCTGATGGCGGCGACGGCGGCGAAGGCCCTGTCCGATCCGAATGCGGCGGATGAGGATGAGCCGTCTCGGCGCGCCGGGAGAGGAGGGCGCGATGACGCCTCGGGAGGGGGCGGGCAATGAACTATCCCCCTGCGGTCAATTGGAGTAATCGACATTATGTGACCGAAGGCCGAAATCGTCGCCTCAAGATCGAGGTGATTTGTCCTGATTGTGGGCAGTCTCGTTTCATGGATCGGCGCAACATCGATCGGCCACTGAAGAATGGTTCCTTTACCGGTCGCTGTTGGGATTGTCATTCTCATTTGAAGGGCAAACTGTCGGGGAACTGGCGTGGCGGTCGTCACCTTGGATCGAGCGGTCGGTACGTATATCTGACTGTTGGTTCGGATCATCCCTTTGTCTGCATGGCCAACTGTCGGAATGAAATTGCCGAACATCGCTTGGTCATGGCCCGACATCTTGGACGGCCTCTTCATCGCGATGAGCACGTTCATCACAGGGACGGTATCAGGACGAATAACGATCCAGACAATCTCCTGGTCCTGGACAAAAAAGAGCACCATCGGATTGAACAACTAATCCGTTTCGGAAAGATGAAACGAGAGGAAGTCTGTAACCATGCCTATGCCACATGAACATAGCGCCCGCCTGAGGGATCCGGCTGATTTCAATCCGGACACTTTCCGCCGAACGGCGGGCGGAACGATCTACGGCAGGATCCAGGTGCCGGAGACGATCAGCATCATCTGGGGAAAACTCAA